AGAGCATTTGTGCGTTGCGCTACGCGCAGTGTGCGCTGCGCGCACACAGCGCTGACGCGCTACGCACAAATGCGTTGATTCCGGATTGTAAACAATCTGCTATCATAACTGAAATTACTTCAGTTGGTATGGAAAAAGACGGAAAAAAAAGAAAACGAGTTGTTTGTTTTTTACGACGTTACTAATAAGAAACTTATGGGTAACTGGTGGAATCCTTATTAAGGACTGGAATCGGGCCTTAAAGCATTTTGTGCTGCGCTACGCTCTCGTGTGTGCGACGCTTACGCGCGCACACACTCCGCTGACGCGAAGCACAAAATGCGGGTTGATTCCGGATTGTAATCAATCTGCCAACATTTTGCCATACGGGGCTTAACATTAAGTTAAGCGTTTCCTTCGCTACGCACTGACGTGCTCCGCGCAAGGTCCCTCCTAGTGGGGGAGTACTTACAGCAGGAAATCCTACGGATTTCCAAGCGAAAAGTACCCCCATTCGGGACCATGCGTGCTGGCCACGCAGCCCGTGGGAAACGCGTTTAAGCCCCGTGGTGATTTTTGCTGAAAAAACCGCATCCGGTTGTGCAAAAAGGCTATTTTGTTAATTTTTTCATGAAGCAAACTATGTTTACTCAGTGCCATAGAATTATTACCATAATTAATATGGATATATTACCTTTCGGTCAAAAAACTAAGTGTGGATGGCACCTTATTTTTTCTGCAATTCTTGTAATTGCTTTAGCTTAGCAGCATATTCTTCAAGACTGGAAATGCTCTTAGATTCCTTAACAGGAGGTGTTTCTTTCTCTTCTTTTTCGGTTTGCTCTTCAAGATGTTTAATACGAAGGCGCAGTGCGTCGGGAGAAGTAGTCAAACCTGTCGTTGAGAGTGCTACGAACGTTCCGTTTCGTTGAGGAGGCACACGGAACATTTCAAACTTCGCCTGCGTAATATTCCCGTTCCAAATAGTGGAATCACTTAACCTAAGGATAGCAGATAGCGAAGAGAGCCGTTCATCGTAAGGCTTCTTATAAAGGATCGTTTGTCGACGGAAAGATGTTTTTTCGAACGTAACAAATCCTGACGGCGCAGGTACAGTAGATCCTCGCCATCCAGTTCCGGCAGTCGTAGGACTAACAATGCTCCAGAGACCAGCTGTATTATCATCGAGGAAGAAATTAACAGTGCAGGCGTTATCGTCTGCAGCTCCTTCACAGAGATATGACAAGAGATAATATCCTGATGGAGCCTGAGAATTCAGATTGAACTGGCAAGTACCTGTAGTGAAGTAGGTTCCGGTGATGATATCTGAATTGATATTAGATACTCCAATGTCCGCTTCGGACGTACCCATAGGGAGATTGAGGCCTGAGAATCCAACGATGTTGCGGCAAGACCAGCCAACCATTTCATCATTTGTCGGTTGATGAGGCTTTAAAAGCTCGATCTCATAAGTTACCCAGAGTTCACCAATGTTCACACTTGCACCTTGCTGGCCGACGGTTGCAATCTGGAACCTTCCAAAATCGTTGAAACGAAGATCCGGACCTGTAATAGTAGGGTCTTCATTGATATATAGAATGTCAATGGTGGATTGCGAACGATCGCATTCTATGGGATGAAGCATAGAACAAGACTGACGAGCTGACGCGGCATACTGATGATTTTCCATTTCTGCTTTAGAAGTGAAATCACCACGAGAAGCATCGTATTCAGTAGCCATGATCACTGTTCCCAAAGCTGTGTTTGTTGAATTCAAAGCGTCTGCCGAAGTAGACTTGAACTCAAAAATCATGCCACGCAGCCGATACTGCTCGAAGCAGTGTGCGATAGTCGACAACCACGGGAAAGTGTTTGCGTCGGCTGGTTGAATCGGAAACGATTGTACCGTGAACGCAGACGTTGCGCCGGTAACGATGTCCTTGATGTATTCGCGATGGCGAAGAATGACTCGACCGTCAGCTTTGTTTTGGATCTCAGGCGGAGAATTACCCATCGACAAGAGCGTATTCGCGCGGACGTCATATGAATACGGCGCGTAATCTCCGAACCCGAAAATCTTCAGAGGATTGACCTTGCTGAAGAGAAGGTCAGCACCTTCACCGATAAAAGACCCGAGACGTTGACCGTATCCGGGCTTTTTGTAAGGTGCCGCACGGCGACGAGCTGGCGCAGCCCTTGCTGCTGGTCGCGCATAAGTGCGAGGTTTGCGGGCTTTTGTTGGTTGACTTTTTGTGGACTTCCGTGGCATGATGATGACGAGGATAATAATGCAACCAAAAAATATTTAAATAATAATTAATTATTTATTCATCCAAGTTTATACACATATAACATAGTGGAAGAATTGTCAACACAATGGAAACTGAAGATAATGTCGCTGAAATCGATCTGGTTGCGGACTTCGAAGCACATATTGCCGAAGTCAACCAGTTTGATGATATTCCAGACATGCCGGAAAACAGCAAATTCCGTTTCGCAGGTTCGCGTATACTGCTTACTTACAAAACGCAACTCGATAAGAAAGTTTATAAAACATGGGCAATGAGCCGTTTCAAGTCCATTAAGGAAATCATAATGGCTCACGAAACCGGTGATACTGGATACGATCACACGCATGTGTTTATAAAATGGTCACAAAAGTTTGAAACTCGCGATACGCGTTGTTTTGATTTCGACGAAATTCATCCGAACATCAAAAAAATCGTGACCAACCTGCACGAAACGCGTGTCCGGAAATACTTGACAAAGCAAGATCCTGACAACAAGACGGAACGTGTGTCCGTCATTGACCGCATCTGGAACGCAGCTACAGCTGCTGATGCCGTGCGCGAATGTGCACGCAAGCCGGCTGATGTGACAGGCATCATAGCGGCGTATAACTTACGTCCTGCCGATGAACTGCCTGCTTGTGAACTTATTCACAACTGGCAAGTAGATCTTGCCAAAGAGCTTGAAGGTTGCGGCAATCATCGAAAAATCATTTGGATTTTCGACAAGGTTGGAAACACTGGTAAAACACTGTTTTCCAACTACATGGAAGACATGTACCCCAACGACACAGCTGTTCTTAACCAGCTCGGAGGTACACGAGACGGAGCAACGTGTTTAGCATCCGAGCGCGAACGAGGCTGAAACGGTCGAACCCTGATTCTTGATTTGCCTCGCAAAGCAGAGCATCAAGAAATCTACGGCATCCTTGAGATGGCGCGTAACGGGCGGATGAACACTGTCAAATACCAAGGCAAACGTATTCGCTGGAACAGCGTGCACGTTCTGGTATTTGCCAACTTTCATCCTGATGTCAGCAAGCTGAGCATCGACCGTTGGGACATTCGTGAGCTGTACGCTAACGAAGCCGGCGAGCTAGAATGCGTAAAATTCGACGATCCGTGGGCTGCGACAAGAGCTTATTCCACTGACGACTTTGACGATCTAGCCTGATAGAATCCTTGTTAAGGACTGGAATCAAACCCGAGAGCATTTGTGCGTTGCGCTACGCGCAGTGTGCGCTGCGCGCACACAGCGCTGACGCGCTACGCACAAATGCGTTGATTCCGGATTGTAAACAATCTGCTATCATAACTGAAATTACTTC